TAGCTGCCACCCACCATAAGGACGAGCCAGCCAGAGTACGAGTACACGTAATCCGGGATATAGGTCGTTTCGCTTCCTCCGATTGTGGTAGGCAGGAAGGACCAAGGGAAGGTACCGCTTACGCCGGTCTTCGTGATCCACCCAGAGGACGGGAGCGCAACGCCGGCAGCTGTGTAATTGGTGGAGGTATCGTCGGCATAATTTGCGGGCGTGGTGCAGATATACGGCGTAGTCCCATTGAAATTGATACCATCGATCCATTCCCATATGTTTCCCCAGGGGTTTTCGATGTGCCGGTACTGAACCTGTGTCGTGCCGTCAGTGCCAGAGGCTCGCCCAGTGTGATAGACCATGCTGTCCGTGCCACCGTTGCTCTGCACGGCGCTACCGTCCACGTAGCCACGACCGACTTTAGTCTGGCTGTTCCAGTCGGCAAACTCAATAAGATACAGCAGCCAGACAGCGCACCAGGAAGCAAAATCATACTGGCTCCATTTGCTTCCCTTGGCTACTGAATTCGTGCGGGCCGTGGCTCTTGTTATGCTCGCCAGCGGAGCGGCGCCGGATTTCGAATAGTAGCCGGAGATGGTGTTGTATCTTGCAACGTATTTACCGCTTCCCGGATGCTTTGTAAATCCGCTCTTGGCTTTGTCTGCGACATAGAAATACCGCTTGGAATTGGCAGAGTCATCGACAATCTTGAAATAATACTCGGGAATATACACCATCGTGTCATAGCTGGTACGAGAAAAACTGGCGTCACCCTTTTTGTAGGAAACTGCACTGTTGATGATATTGTACTCGTCCATACCGGACCAGGGGGCGTAGCTGTCAAACAGGGAGCTTCCGGAACCTGTGCCGACTGCGGGGACCGGCTCCGAAGTGACATTCACGGTGACAAGGCCGTTAGGGTCGCTGGTCTTGGTAAGCCGTGTCAAAGCGGTGGAGCTGCTGCCATAATTCCACATTACACCGAAAACCTTAACATAAGAGATTTCAAGGGCGTACCCAGTGTAGGCGCCGCAAGCAATGCTCCCGGTAGCCGTTTCTCCGTTGAGAGAGGCCGAAACGTTCCATGTGCCTGTATTGGGAAGATAGAATTTTGCCGTACCTGTGCTGGTGACTGTGAGCGTCGTGGAGCCATTGACAGCGGTGACAGTTGATCCGCTGTCAATGGTAACGGTAAGGGTAATAAAGGTCACTGTGGCCGTATAGGTGTTCCCGGAGGTTGTCACGTTCGCAGTAGCCGTAGAGGAAGTGGCGCTATTCTTTACTGCCGTTACGGTGTAAGCGCCAGCGTATCTAAGGATAAGCGAGCATTTCCCAGTGGAATCGCAGGTACCGGTGTAGGTGTGTGTTCCGTCTGTGGCTGTTACTGCGGCGCTGGTCTCCGCTGTGACAGTGAGCGTGGCAATAAAATAAGACAACGTGACCGAATACTGCTTCACGCTGTCAACGGTTACTGCCTCCTCCGAAGATGTCTGGCCGGAAAGCGTTGCGGATACCGTCCATGTGCCATAATCCGGAAGGTTGAATGTGGCTTTCCCTCCTGCTGCGGTTCCGGTAAGCGTTTTCACTCCGTTCGTGCATGTGACTGTTGAGCCAGTGGTAACGGAAACAATGATCTGCGGGAGCAGTCCGGCACTGTCATCACCCCAGGAAGCTTCATAATCGGCATCGGAGGTTTTCTTCAGGACTTGCCCGGTGGTTCCACCCGCAGGAATGGATTCCCCCGCATCGGCTTTTTGAGCAAGCGCAGCTAATACCGCGTCGGAAACCGGTTTATCCTTATCGGCGGTATTGTCCACATTCCCAAGGCCGACTTGCGCAGCCGTGATGCCATGTGGATTCGCCTTGTCGAGCTTATGGGTGTCAAGGGCTTCTGCCGTACTCCCTGAAGCCGAAGAAATCTCTTCGATATCTGTCTGGACCTCCGACAACTGCCCGACAGTGACATACGCCGCAGAGTCGATTGTTGCGGAAAAACTGGCTGCATTCTGCACCGTGACATTCAGAAGGTAGTCGTTGACATAGTTGGGGCTGGTTGTGATGGAAGGGATAGGGTCGGGTGTCTCCGCCCTGAGAACTTCTAAAAGCGTCTCGGTACCAGCGGTACCGAGCTTCGCATATATGCCAATTAGGCGAAGCGGAAAATCGGATACCACATCGTTATTATTCAGCTGCATACGCAGCTTCGAGACAGCCCCGGAGCTGGAAATAGACGTAATTGAAAGGTTTTTTACATAACCGGGGATGCTGGTAAGCGCGGCCAGATTTTCAACAGCAACATCCGTACTGCCGCATTTAACCTGTGTATAATTGAACGCTTTCCCGGGTGCTGCGGCAATGAGCGCGGCGCCGGCGGTTGTGATGACCTTTGTCCATCTTGCCATTAGATGACCTCCTCCTTGTATTCAGTTACCGCGCTGCCGAAGTTCAGGTCCATTTCGAACGGGCTTATCACGGTGATAATGAGATTAAGATGTGCCGGGATTTTCTTTTTCAAGATGAAATAGCAATCAGCCAGAATGAAGGTATCGTTGGTATCACGGGTGATCTGGATATTGATCTCGCCGGGCGTCAGGCTGATGATACACGGCGATTTTGTGAATACTTTGACCACATCTTTGATATCTGACTGCCCGAAATGCCCGTTTCCGGTATAAAGCGCAACAATCATGCGTTTCCTGTCATTGAGTGCTCGACTTCCGTCATAGGTGATGCCGAAAAACTTCTCAATGCGGGTGATGGTGGGATCGTCAGCCATCCAGATAAAGTTATTGTCGCGCATCAGCTGCTGTGCGAGGAACAAATCGTCGAGCTGCTTGCCGGTCGCCGCAAGGTGGGCCTCCATCTCAATGTTTTCATCGTAGTACCCCGGCAAATACGACTTCAGTTCATCATACTTGGACAATGGTCATCACCCCCAAAGTAGGAACGGCGGTGTACGGAACGTTTATGTTTGCGGTACCGCCTCCAATGGTGAGGTTTGAATAGTCAACCACGCCGTCAACATCGAAGATAATGTTGGCAATGGCTGCCGCCCGGATTGTCATTCCGCTTTTGTCCGTAGAGGCAAGGGCAAGCGTTTTGAAATACGCCCTCACGGCTTCCTCGCAAGCCTCCTTTACGGTTTGAAGGTCTGCCAATGTAGATAGCTGCGCGGAAAACGAAATGTCTATGGCGGTCGCTGTGGCGGCCACGGCGGTAAAGAAAGAGCCAATATTCGCCGTTCCATCTCCAAGCCCGGTACCGCCCGGGTCAACATATTCCTGCACCTGCGAAACAAGCGTGCTGCTGGCGGGGAGTCCGTCCGTTCCGATCAGGACTGCACGCACGGTGTTATTGCCACTCCAAAGCGCGTCGACACGGGCTATGCCAATGCCGGTGATAGATTCGCACCAGGTGCGGTAGTGTCGGGCATTTCCGTTCTGTGATGGATCGGAAATAGCTTCTTTCAGCCTTTGGCGGAGATGGGTGTCCGTTTCCTCGCTTGTCCCGGGCGTGATGGTTGCGCCGAGCACTGCCGATGTGAGCCCGTTTATATCGGTAACTGGAACCAGCTGAATACCGACAGCAACGGAGTTTGGATTCTCGCCGGCTTCTTCGGCCGCCACAACGATATTTCCGGAATCGTCGTACTGTGTCACCCAATAGAAGTCACCGGAAAAGAAGCGCAGATTTGCTGCAACGGAGGCCCCCGTGAAAGTGGCGCTGCGAATATTCGCAATGGCAGCAGTACGCTCCAAAGAGTGCTCCGCCGCTTTTTGGTCGAGGTATTCACCTTCAGCGCTGTCAATGCTGGTAAGCTCTGCTGTTGTTTCCACCTCCGTGTAGCACTTGGCGACTTCAAAAGCCGCCGGAGCGACAAAGTCATAAAATACGCTGCCCTGTCTGGTGTCCACTCCATCGGGCGCCATATCGAGCATTTCCTGAAGGATTGTTTCAAAGCTATGGTCAGACACTTAGATGCACCTCCTGTCCTGTAAGCGCCCCATAGACCGAATCGGCAGAAAATCGAATGATGCGCCCGTCGGAAGTTTTTTCGAACTCGAAATCATACACGCTGGTAATACGAGCATCCGCGAGTAGAGCTTCCTTGACAATGCGCTTGGCTTCCATTTCAAACAGATCCTCATCGAGGTTCAGTCCGATCAGAGAATCAGACTCCGAGCCATGCTGATTATCGTAGATCAGGTAGGCAAACCGCTCTGTGCGCATAGTCTTTTGCACCAGCTGCTCCATAGCGTCAAGCCCGTCAATATACCCGACAATGCGTCCGCTGTCGAAGTCAATTTTTGCGGTTT